AAAACGTAAAGAGTTACAGGTCCACCATCTCAACAGGTGGGCCGACTCTCCTACTATGAGATATGAACCCAAGAATGGCATATGTTTATGTAAAGCTTGCCATAAATCTATTACGGGTTTTGAACAATGTTATGAAGCATACTTTTTTGAGATAATAAAACGAAATGAAAAAAGAACCTGAATTTACTATTATTAAAGATACTAGAGAGCAAACCCCATGGCTGTTCGATTTCGAGCATACGGTTGCTGAAGAAATAGGCACTATAAAAACCGGGGACTATACAATCAAGGGCATGGAAGACAAGATTTGTATTGAGCGAAAAGGGTGTATAGAAGAGCTTGCTGGTAATTTAGGCAAGGATTTTTCTAGATTCTCCAAGGAGTTAATTCGCATGGATCAATTCCCCCACTCGTTTATTATTTGTGAATTTGCCCTAAAAGATTTAATTGAATACCCCTTCCATATGAACAATGTTAAACTTCAACAAACTGCAAAAATGAGTGGTAAGTACTTACTAAAATTAATCATGGAAATTCAACTACAGCATAATGTAAAAATTATGTTCTGTGGAAATAAATTCTATGCCATGAAAACAGCCCTTTCATTAATGAAGAGAGTCCATGAGCGATATAGACAAACTACTTAAAGACGCTTGGTTAAATATAGATGTTGATGAAAACCAACTATTCAATCCATTAGACTATATTTATGATATGTGCGGCGAAGATAAAACCCAAATCATTAATAACTTGGCTTGGTTAATGACACGCCCTGAGTATTTCTCATTTGTCTGCAAATATATATTCAATATAGAAATATCACCAGTACAAGCACTTATTTTACATGACATGTGGAATAGAAAGTTCCCTATGCTGGTGGGGTCGCGGGGGTTTGGTAAATCATTTATTTTATCATTATATTGTATGTTAAGAGCATTCTTCTTGCCTGAGCGTAAGATTGTAGTGGTGGGCGCAGCATTTAGACAATCTAAGGTTCTGTATGAGTATGCTGAAACTATTTGGCGTAATGCTCCAGTCTTAAGAGACTTGTGTGATCAATCTAGCGGAACTACAAGAGACGTGGATAGATGTACAGTTCGTATAAATAGAGGAGTTATTACTTTCTTACCGTTGGGCGATGGGCAAAAGATTAGAGGTCAGCGCGCTAATGATATTGTAGCTGATGAATTTGCATCTATTCCTAGGGAAATTTTTGAAAATGTTGTGGCTGGTTTCGCTGCCGTTGCAAGTTCGCCTATTGAAAAAGTTAAAGCTAGAGCCAAAGAGAAAAGGGCGAAAGAGCTTGGAGTACAATTAGAATATGTCGATGCAAATCTAGACTTCTACAGATCCAATCAGATTATATTATCTGGTACAGCTTATTATGATTTTAATCATTTTGCAGAATATTGGAAGAAATATCATGCAATTATAAAGACCAAGGGGATTCAGCATAAATTAGAAGAAGTATTTAATGGTGAAGTTCCTAATGATTTTAACTGGGAAGACTATGCCATATATCGAATACCTGTAGAACTACTACCTCCGGGCTTTATGGATGATGGTCAGATATCTAGATCTAAGGCCACAGTACACGCTGGTATTTATCAGATGGAATATGGAGCATGTTTCTCTACAGACAGCAAAGGATTCTTCAAACGAAGTTTGATAGAATCATGCGTTTGTTCTGAGAAAAAGGCTATCGTATTAGCATCTGGGGAAGTATTTTTTGAAGCTAGCACAAGAGGAAACCCGAATAAACAATATGTAATTGGTGTTGACCCAGCATCCGAAGTCGATAATTTTTCTATTGTAGTTCTTGAGATTAATGAAGATCATAGAAGAGTAGTGTATTGTTGGACAACTACCAGAGAACGCCACAGAGAAAGCGTAAAGGCCCATCTAACGGAAGATAATGATTTTTACGGATATTGCGCTAGAAAAATCAGAACCCTTATGAAAATCTTTCCAACCGTAGAAATTGCAATGGACCCCCAAGGTGGTGGTATAGCAGTTATGGAATCTTTACACGATAAAGATAAACTTCAAGATAAAGAGGTCGCCATATGGCCCAAAATTAATCCTGAAAAATCAGCCCCCACAGACGATGAACCCGGAATGCATATTATCGAAGTGTGTAATTTCTCATCTGCTCAATGGACTGGCGAGGCAAATCACGGGCTTAGAAAAGACATGGAAGACAAAGCTATTATATTCCCTTTCTTTGACGCTGCAACTCTAGGTCTTTCTCTTGAAGAAGATAAACGAAATAATAGAATGCACGATACCTTAGAAGATTGCGTTATGGAAATTGAAGAGCTTAAAAACGAATTATCTTTAATTGTTATTTCTCAAAGCCAGAGTGGAAGAGAAAGATGGGATACCCCAGACACTCGTAGTGGCAAGAAAAATAAATTACGCAAAGATAGATATTCAGCACTAATTATGGCAAATCACGCTGCTAGATTGTTGAACTCTAAGGCTAGAACTATTGAATTTGAAGAGGAATACTATAAAAATGTGGGATTTGCTCAAACTTATGTTGGTGAAAAAGGGAATGATTTTTTCTCTGGTCCTCAGTGGTTTTCAGAGAATGCTAAATATATGTATTGACTGTGTATATTAATATGATTACCAATACTATTACATAAGGGAACAATACTAATGAGCGAAATGTATTCTACGTGGATTGATGATTCTTCTAAAGAAAAAGCTTTGGCAGATGCGAATGAAGCCTATACCGATAACGCTCCTGTGCAAAATGATAAAGCTTTAGGGTATAGCTACAGAACATATATTGATGTTGAACCCAATCGATCCGTTAGAACGAGTATGACGCGAAATGACTATTATCGATTTCGCCCAGAAGAAGCCATACCTACTCGACAAAAAAGAGTTATGAAAATGTGTATGGATGCATATGATAGAGTGGGCATCGTTAGAAATGTTATTGATTTAATGGGTGACTTTGGTTCTCAGGGGATTGATATTGTTCACCCTAACAAGGCAATCGAAAGATTTTATAGAAAGTGGTTTTCACAGATAAATGGAATTGAAAGATCTGAAAGATTTTTAAACTATCTTTACAGAACTGGCAATGTCGTTATAAAGAGAAGAACAGCAAAAATTAGCCCTTCAAAAGAAGAAGAGCTTAGAAAAGCTGCTGGAGCAGCAGATATTGAAATCGTAAATACTAAAATTGCTAAAAGAGAAATACCTTGGCAATACGATTTTTTAAATCCACTCTCTGTAGATGTATTAAATTATTACAACGGAATGTTTATTGGTGATCCAATATATGTTTTGAATTTATCAAAAACCACATACGACTCTTTTACCTCATCTAATGTTACTAGTAGAAGTGGTTTTTCTAAACTTCCTCCAGATATTCAAAAGCAAATAACAGAAGGAAAAAGGCAGATACCACTCGACAAAGAAAAAATTGAAGTCTTCTTTTATAAAAAAGACGATTGGCTGATTTGGGCCAATCCTATGCTTTATTCTATTCTAGATGACCTTGTGATGTTAGAAAAAATGAAATTAGCAGACTTAGCAGCTCTAGATGGTGCTATATCTCAAATTAGATTGTGGAGAATTGGAAGCCTTGATCACAAAATTATTCCAAAGAGAGATGTTATTAATAAACTGCGAGATATTTTAGCCAGTAACACTGGCGGTGGTACTATGGATCTTGTATGGGGTCCAGAAATTGATTTTAAAGAAAGTCAATCTCAAGTTTATAAATTCCTTGGAAGTGAAAAATACCAACCAGTATTAACTTCTATTTATGCTGGACTAGGAATTCCTCCTACTCTAACAGGTGCTGGTGGCTCAAGTGGTGGGTATTCAAATAATTATGTTTCATTAAAAACCCTTATCGAAAGACTTGAATATGGCAGACATGTATTAACTCAATTCTGGAAAAAAGAAATTGAAATAGTGCAGAAGGCTATGGGTTTTAGACTTCCTGCCCAAATTAGATTTGATAATATTATCTTATCTGACGAGTCCGCAGAGAAACAACTTTTAATTAATCTTGCAGATAGAGGTATACTTTCAGATCAAACAATACTGGAAAGATTCGGAGAAATGCCTGATATTGAAAAAACTCGCGTTAGAAGAGAAGAACAAAGTCGTAGAAATGATAATTATACGCCATTCAAAGCTAGTCCATATCATAATCCAAACATTAGATCTGACGTGGCAAAAATACTTGTTACCAAAGATGGGGTTGATGATTCATATTATGAAGATGAACTAGGTCTTCCAAAAATAGATATTCCAATTCCTGCTCCAAAACCTTTTGGTGGGGGTTCGTCAACTCCAGCTAAATCTGTACCAAGTCCTCAAGGCGGCAGACCTGTTAATCAAAAAGATAAAATCAAAAGGAAAACTAAAGTTGTACAGCCAAAATCCAAAGAGGCTACCGCAGTCTTATGGGCTTATAATATTCAAAAATCTATAGCAGATGAAGTTACTCCAATGATGTTAGATTTTTATAATAAAAAGAATGTTAGGAGTTTAACCAAAGCTGAATTTAGTCAATTAGAATATTTAAAACTATGTTTATTAACTGGATTAGAACCGTTTATAGAATTAAACCCAGAAATAATTAAAGACCTTATTGAAAATGGACACAAGCCATCGCATGAATTTTTAGAACAAGTTGCAGAAGAAATGGAAAGTTTTGTGTATAGTAATTCAAGAAAACCAACAGTAGACGAAATGAAATATATATACGCTTCTGTGTTTATAGATTTGTCATCTATTGAAGATTAATGTGTATATTTTTACGAGGTAAAATAGCACTATGAATATATTTAAGTCAGAGATTAAAGATGGTATAGCGGAATTAGTTAAGAGTAATGCTTCTATTGCATTTTGCTCTGAAGCTTCCCCCTATATACCAACACAGGTTGAAATCAATAGCTGCAAAGCATTTGCTGAAAATAAAGATCAAATCGATTTATATTATATTAAATCTATCTTAGCTAGCGCTGGATGGAATAAAAACGATGATGTATTCGATGCTGCTGAGATGTGGAATGCTAGGTCCACTCCAGAAGATAAGCAATTTAATTATATGCACGATGAAAAAGATATTATTGGGCATATAACTGGAAGCTATGTAATTGATCAAGAAGGCAATAGGATAGATGATATTAATGATGTATCTCAATTACCTGCCTACTTTGATATTTCTATTGGATCTGTATTATATACTAGCTGGTCAGATCCAGAATTAAAATCTCGCATGAGAGATATTATATCTGATGTTGAAGCTGGCAACACTTGGCATGTTTCAATGGAGTGTTTATTTCCATCATTTGACTATGCTTTAATTGACTCTAAAGGCTCACAAAAAGTTGTTAGAAGAGAAGAAACTTCTGCTTTTTTAACTAAGCATTTAAGAGCTTATGGCGGCAAAGGTGAATATAATGGGTATAAAGTAGGTAGACTATTACGTAACATTTCTTTTTCTGGTGTTGGTCTTGTTAAAAAGCCCGCTAACCCTCGTAGTGTAATTTTAAACAAACAACATTCTACTGTTTTTAATGAATCGAAAGCTGAGGAGATTATTATGCAAGATGATTTAGAAATTCTAAAGGCCGAACTTGCCGAAGCAAAAGAAGCCACTGATAAGATGAAAGATAAGATGAAAGAAGAAGCTGGCAAGATGAAAGAAGAAGCTGAAAAAGCCAAGAAAGCTAAGTCTGAAGCTGAGGCCACTGTTGCTGATCTTCAAGCTCAACTTTCTGAAGCTCAAGAAGCTCTTGCTGCTGAAAAGACAGACAAGCAAAAAATGTTTGAAGAAATGATCAAAATGAAAAAAGAAAAGCAAATGAGCAAGCGCAAAGCTGATCTTTCTAATGCTGGTTTGAGTGAAGCTGAAGTTGAAGAAACTTCTGTCCAATTCGAATCTTTGGCTGATGAAGTATTTGAAAGTGTTGTTGCTGCATTAGCTAAAGCCAAGATGGGCGCTCCTACAGAAATGAAGGAAGGCGAAAAGCCAGCCGCTCCTAAAGGCGAAAAAGCTAAAAAGAATGCAAAGGCCGAAGATGAAATTGATGCAAATGAAGTTGACGCTAGCGAATTAGATTCAGCAGAAGCAGATTTAACAGACATTCCTATGGCCGAAACAGCCGAAGAAGAGTCAATTAGATCTTTTGCAAGTGACTGGTTTGACAAGAATGTTCTTAAAACTACAGCTAATATTAAGTAATTAAGGAGCTTATTAAAATGGCATTAAAAAGTGATCGTTACGAATTCCAAACAGATGTTTCATTTTTCATGAATGAAGTAGCTGAAAGAGGCGGCATTGTTACGCTCGCCACTGGTAGCACCCCTTCAGGCGCTGCTATGGATTCTTCATTAAATGTTGTTACATATGTTGCTAATCCTTCTGGTAAGGTTGCAATGGGTGTTCTATTAAATGATATGGTTAATATTGACTTAACACGTCAGCACATTAACTGGCACAAAGATGAGATTCAAAAGGGCGGCAAGGTTACAGTTCTTCGTAAGGGCTATGTTCTTACAAATAGAATCTCAACATCTGGTACTCCAGCCGCTGGGGATGCAGCCTATGTTGCGGAAAGTGGATTAATTTCTACCTCTGGCAAAGCTGTTTCCTTGGATTCAGGCGCTGTAAGAATTGGTCGTTTCTTATCAGCTAAAGATGGTGATGGCTATGCTAAAGTTGAAATTAACCTTCCATAATTAATAGAAAATAGGAGAATATCAGAATGTTAACACGTCCAAGTAATGAATTTATCGAACTTCTCAAGCGTTCTGGCAATTCAGACAAGTCTGTTGCCCTTGATGCACAGAGAGAAATTGCCAAAGCTCTTGAACTTCCTTTGAGAAAAGGAATCATGTTTGGAGATGTCGTCACGGGTATTTATGAGAAGATGGTTCTTGAACCCGGCGCTTCTCCTGAATTTCCTCTTGACCTTTTAGCTCCCGGCACAGAACGCGATTATACCGCTTACACCAATCCGGGCCATGGTCGTATTCCTGAAAAGCATGTTGAAGGCGATTACGTCATGGTTAACACCTATGGCATCACCAACAGCATTGACTTCCTTCTTCGTTATGCTCGCGAAGCTCGCTGGGACATCGTAGCCCGTGCTATGCAAGTTCTTGAAGCTGGTTTCGTTAAGAAGATTAACGACGATGGCTGGCACACGATTCTTGCCGCTGCTGTTGACCGCAATATTCTCGTCTATGACGCAGATGCTGCTGCTGGTCAATTCACCAAGAGATTAATCTCATTGGCAAAGACTGTCATGTTACGTAATGGTGGCGGTAACAGTGTTACAGCTACAGGTCGCTTAACTGACTTCTACCTGTCACCAGAAGCCATTGAAGACGTTCGTAACTGGGGTATTGATCAACTTGACGACACATCTCGTCGTGAAGTTTACCAATCAGCAGATGGCGGCGCGCCAATTACCAGAATTTTTGGTATTAATCTGAACGGCTTGTTTGAATTTGGCGATGGCCAAGAATATCAAACATTCTTCACCAGTGACCTCGGTGGATCTATTGGTCCTAATTCTGACGTAGAACTGATCGTTGGCTTGGACCTCAATGCTAGAGATAGCTTTGTCATGCCAGTCAAGAGAGAAGTTGAAATCTTCGAAGACGAAGGTCTTCACAGAAGTCAACGTCAAGGCTACTATGGTTGGGCCGAAATTGGATTTGGCGTCTTGGACAATCGTAGAGTCCTTGCTGCTAGCTTCTAATTTTAGAAGATTTACAATAATTAAAAATAGAACGGGTTTAATCGCCCGTTCTTTTTTTTATTGTGTATAAAATATTGAATAATACATTTACATGTAGGAGAAATATATGGGCGCTCTTAGTAATTATCTTGAATCTGGAATATTAAATCATATTTTTAAACAAGTGCCATACGTGGCCCCTTCTAGTTTATATATAGGGCTAAACAAGAGTTTTATAGTAAACGATCTAGAGTCTGGAATTGCGGACGAACCAACCACAGGGTCATATGCTAGACAGCAGTACATATCTAGTGGCAATAGATGGGCTAATCCATATCAATTAAATTCTAGCATGGCAATTCATAATAACTATGCTATAGAGTTTCCGTTAGCAACAGCTGCAATAGGACTAATATCTGGAGTTTTTATATCAGATGCACCAACCAGTGGAAATATATTATTTTTTGCAGCCTTGTCATCTTCAAGGAATATAAGAGAGGGCGACCAGTTCACAATTCCAAGCGGATCATTAAAAGTTACACTAGACTAATGTTTGTCTATGCTATAGGGAAAAATAATGCCATTAATTCAACGGAATAGACTTACTTTAAATAATTTAGTATACACTACTGGAAATTATATTAATCCACCATGGATTATATCACTAGCTCCTGCAAAAGTTGGAAGTGGAATTGCCCAATGGAACGCCTCGCAGATTCAAGGATTTCCAGTTTACACGGGCGGTATACAGTCTGGTAATGTATTAAGCTGGAGTAGTTCCGGTTGGTTTCCAAATAGAGACATATCTACTTCTGGCAGAATTACTGTTGCTAGCGGAATTAGAATACCTAGTGGCGTTCCATCCATAGTAGATAATATTTTATATGCTAGTGGTTCAAATTTATTTTGGAATGGTAGTGGAATAGTGGCTGGCGCTGGCTCTGTTGGAAGCACAGGGTTAACTGGAGCGACAGGTTTTATTGGTGGAACAGGTGCTACTGGTGTTACAGGTTTCATTGGTGGAACAGGTGCTACTGGTATTACAGGATTTATTGGTGGGACTGGTGCTACAGGGTTCATTGGTGGAACAGGTGCTACTGGTGTTACAGGTTTCATTGGTGGAACAGGTGCTACTGGTATAACTGGCTTTATTGGTGGAACTGGTGCTACTGGTGTTACAGGGTTCGTTGGCGGGACTGGTGCTACTGGTATAACTGGATTCATTGGTGGAACTGGTGCTACTGGCGTTACAGGGTTTATTGGTGGAACTGGTGCTACTGGCGTTACAGGGTTCATTGGTGGAACTGGCGCTACTGGAGTTACAGGTTTCATAGGTGGGACTGGTGCTACTGGTGTAACTGGCTTTATTGGTGGAACTGGTGCTACTGGTATAACTGGCTTTATTGGTGGAACTGGTGCTACTGGAGTTACAGGGTTCGTTGGTGGAACGGGTGCTACTGGCGTTACAGGGTTCATTGGTGGAACTGGCGCTACTGGAGTTACAGGTTTCATAGGTGGGACTGGTGCTACTGGTGTAACTGGCTTTATTGGTGGAACTGGTGCTACTGGTATAACTGGCTTTATTGGTGGAACTGGTGCTACTGGAGTTACAGGGTTCGTTGGTGGAACGGGTGCTACTGGAGCAACTGGTGCTAGCGGTTTTGCTGGGACTACAGGCGCTACAGG